GCCATTTTTATATTTTCCATTAAGTAACCCTTCTCTCTAAATTTTTCATTGTATCATACATCTTTTGTGCTCCCTTTTCAATGCTACCATTGCCTGCTCCTCTTACAGCATCTGCTGTAAATACAAATTCATTCTTTGATAACATCGCTGGAACGTCATCTGCTTTTTCTTTTATACCAACTGGTACAAAACCACCTTTAGCTCTGTAATCTAATTCTGTAACACCACCTTGATTAACTCTAGGTTGACCCATAGGCATGCTCATAATACCACCACCAGCATTTTTCTTTCTACCGGTTTCATATGGATCTGAGTTTTCATTATTATACTCTCTAGAAAGTTTACTATATTGATCCATATCTAACTCTTTTACTTCTAGTCCATAGTTAGCTTTTAACCATTTCATAAAATTAGTACCACCCTCTTCAAAACCTACTCTGCCGCCTGTTTTATAAAAAAAATTAGGTTCATATCCACTTGAAGTTTGTGGAATACTATAACCTGTAGTTCTGTCTAAATAAGTGCCGGTTGCAGAAGGTTCTGCCGCGTCAAGCATTATAAAGTTGTTCATTGGATCAAATTCTTCTTTTACTGTTCCATCTGCATTATAATAAGGATTAACTTCTGGTTGATAAGGTTTACCAGAAAGTGAACTTGGATTAAATTCTTGATTATACTGATCATCAGTCATGTAGCTTCCATCAGGGTTAAAATATTCAGGATAAATTATTTTTTGTAACTCTGTAAAAGTTTCGTTTCCAGTTAATTTTATATCAGGACGTGTAGCTTTAAGTCCTTCTACCGCATCTACATACATTCCCATATTTCCTGCACTGCCATCAGGCTGTCTGTATTTAATCTCATCCGCTTTTTCTTTAGAAAGAAATTGTTGTGCTTGTTTATCCATACTTGTTGTTATAAACTTATCAATATTATCTTTTTCAGATTGAGGTAAAGCGTCAAATCTTTTTTCTAAAGCTAAAAAATCTTGTTCAGGCAATTCACCTAATTGTTGTTGGTTTAACCCAGAAAATACTTGTAAAGGATCTGCCATCATCGGACCCATCGGACCCATACCCGGACCAGATTGCTCAGGAATTGTATATTGTTTTAAAGGTTGTGTTGTTTGTTGTGCAGGTGAAACCATTGATGATGCTGTTGGTGAAGCCATTGGATTACCACCTGATAACATTGCAGAACTTATTTGTTGCATAGTTGGAGCTTGAGTTTGTGTAGGTGTTGAGCTTGGTGTTGTAATAGAAGGTGCAGGCGCTGATGCTTGTGCAGGCGCTGACGTTTGTGCAGGTGTAGATAACGAACTAATTCCGGATTGCGTTGTTCTTTGTGGCGCTTGTACCGTTGGAAGACCTGCTTTTGTTCTTGCTGCATTTAACATAGCCTGGATCCCTGCCGCCTGTTGCCTGTTACTTGCTATGTTTTGTTGCAATGTGCTACCCATAGTAACACCACCAGTTTGGTAACCTATACGACCACCATCTCGAACATTGTATCTAGCAACAAACGCATCTCTACCAGCATCATCAAGTTGCATATACTCAGGTTCATTTGCAAAATAATTATCCATATACGTTCTCATTTTTCTACCAACATTTTCTTTTCTTCTTGCCATGTATTGTTCGTAAGTTTCACCTTCATCTTGTGGTGGTTCCTCTGCTAAAAATTTTTCATATAAATATGTTGCACCGCTTGTTACTCCACCAACCAATAATTTTTCTTGTACGATTTGTGGTAGTGATTTTACTCCAGGAATTTTACCTGTAGTTTGACCTATAATGTCATCCATAAATCTATTGCCTGATGCTTTTTTCTTTGCTTCGTTTTTTATTTGATCTTTTGTTAAAACTGTATTTTTTTCTGCAAATAAATTTCTTAATGAACTATCTTGACCAATTGGATTTGTAAAACCACCTTTAAGTCCACCACCCATAATATTTTCAGCGCCACCTAGATATCTTGCACCAGCTCCAAATGCAGTTGTGGCTAAACCTTGTTTGAGTGCATCACTGATGCTACCTCTTTGATCAAATCTACCAATACCTCTCATCAATCCTGCAATACCAGGATTGAATGGTGCAACAAACGGTGCAGCTTTGACTGCTACATCTGCTAATTCATTTGGTATAAGTTTTCTAAATCGTTCTTTTAATTTACTGCCAAGTCCAAACTTTTTTCTAGGTGCTACATTCATAATGCCACCTTGTGCACGTAGTTGTCTTCGCATTTGAGATCTTGTAATCATATATATTAAATTTTGTTTATATTAAAAAGGCAGGATTTTCACCTGAATTCTTTAATCTACTAGATTTTATCTAATAAATCAAGATTATGTTGTAACTGTTCTAGGCAGTACTTCCATAGCAGATAGGATCACATGAAGCCTGTTTGCTGCAGATGCTGATACTTTTATAATGTCTCCAGTTTCAGCCACTAAAGTTTTACTTAATACTTCTATTGGGTCTCCGGCTTGTCCCTGTGCCCCTTCAATTACTTTTTGAAAAGCAATACTAAAAACAGCGTCACTTGAATTAGTTAGGGTTATGTTTAATTGAGCCGATTGTCCTGATGCATCATCATTACTTACTAATATAGACTTTATTATAGCCGTTGTTGCAGCGGGTACTGTATATAAAGTAAATGTTGCATCTGACGTAATATCTACTTTTTTACTTATAAAACTATTGGACATTATTCACCTAAAAAGAAAACAATGGCATCATTGTCTTCTGTTTTCTCCTCTTGAAAAGTTGTATTTAATTTTTCAATTAAACCATTTAAATCTCTTACTAAAGATAAAAATGTTAATTGATCATATTCTCTTGGTGGCTGTGTTAATGATTGTACTATTTTTGCCATTATCTTCTTCCATCTGGTTGATAATCAATTCTAAATGTACCTAGTTTCCAAAATTGACTTGTGCTTGTATTATCTATCTTTAATGATATTGATCTAGCTCTTGCACGTGTATCTATTTTTTTTGTACTATTGTTTACAGTAAATGGCCCAAGTGAAGAACTAGCTTGTGTATCATTTGGAAAATCTCTTAAATTTAATGTAACTCTTGCATCACCTGTTTGTGATAAAAAATCTGGTAACACTCTTCTAATTTTCATCATAAACTCACCATCACCAGCAAGCCCTTGTTGACCTATATCAAAATCTCCAGATTCAATTGATGCAATAATTGATGTAGTTGCACCTTCTCGTATTTGATCTAACCCTTTTTCGTGTTCATAGTAATAACTAACACCATCAACATTACCTTGAACAAATGTAGAAGAACCCGATGTACCATTAGAACTTGTATCATATTCTGTTGCATGAGGTCTACCAAATACAGCTGAGTCTTGCCACGCAGTCCTTGCTAATGTACCTGTAGTCCATACTGGTCGCTCGGCGCTTGAATCTAGATAATTGTATGTGACCATTCTATTTACAGTTCCTGATCCAGAATTGGGATAGAACCAAATAACTTCACCAAATAAATTATTTAATCCTGCATTGATATGTTGTTTTGGTATTGTGTTAATATCATCAAATACATGATCTTCAACTAAACACGGTAAAGATTCTAATCTACCTGTATATCTAAAGAAACCATTTTCTGACATCCAGTATGCTGTACCATCAACTTCAACAGCTGCGTTCTGTCCAATCAATCCACAGTTTGTACCTACTTGTTGGAATGAAAAAGTAAAAGGTGGACCAACAAATCTCATAGTAAATAATGCTGTATCAGTCCAAACATAAATAGCGTCTCGTCCTCTAATAGCTCCTACAACTTTAGATCCGTCTGCAAGTCTTTGTGTACCTGCAGTATTAGTAGCTGATGGTGCGTAAGTGTTGATATCTTCTTGAGAAGAAAATCTTACAAACATAGGATCTTGTGTGGACTTTGTTCCAATAGTTGTTTCTGTTCCAAAAAATATTAAGTGTCTATCAGGAGTTGATACTAAACTAAATGCAGATGAAGTTGGTGCACCAGATATAATTGTTGCTCTGGTAGCATTTGCTGTTGTTGGATTTGAATCCCATTCAAAACTTTCACCACCATTTATTGTTGCAATAAGTTTATTACCAAAATTATCTAATGACCATAAACCTGGTGATGTTACGATATCTCCTGATGCTGCAGAGTTCCATCCAAAATAATTTGATGCATCTGTAACGGTTGCACCTGATGAATGTATAGCTGCTGTTGTACCATTAGCACCTCTTGTTAAACCTGATAATGTACCACCACTATTTCCTGTATAGGTAATTAATTCTGTTCCTATTTGCACGGTACCTGTTGATGCAAAAGAAGATGAACTAGCCATTGTTAAAGATGTAACTGATGCGTTTATTCCTGATGATAGTGTTGATGTAAATTGACCTTGTTGTTGTCCACCCCATGATCCAAGACCCCAACCTGTTGTTGCAGTTTCAACCGCTGGTCCAACTGGATAATAGTGTTTTACACGTATACCACCCGATGTTGATGCACCAGATCCTGATTCGTTAGATGCCATAGTTATAGTTAAAGTAGTGGTAGTTGGTATTGATGCTACCATAAATTTTATATCTGTAAAATCACCTGATGTAAAATTAGAATTTGTAATTGAAGTAAAATTATCTAATAAGATAATATCTCCCTTATTCATACTATGAGCAGATGAAAAAGTTAAGGTAACTGTTGCAGATCCATTAGTTGTAGTAAAAGCTGATGTTAAAGTTGTAGTAGATTTAATTGGGTGTATGTCATAAAATATACCACCAGAGTATGCATATAAAATACTACTTGTGCCTAGTGCAGCATATTTAATACCAGATGTATTAACAAAATGATGTATGGCTGTATTACGACCTGTCATTTCAACAGACCCTAGTTGAGCCCAACCGCCTATTTTTTCTGGATAGCCATATCTAAAACGAACATTATCACCGTTAACCCATTGGCCTTCACCACCTGTTGAGGTAACTTGTTTGTTAAACCCTGAAGCAAATTTTAATTTTTGTAACATAGTGTAATCCTATGCTTTACTACGGTTTAGTTGGCCACGTAGCGTTTGTACATTTAGCAACAGTGTCTTTACCATCAGGTAAATCTCTAAGAGCTTGTCTGTAAGTTTTCATATCAGATGATATAGCATTACCTTTTTCAAGTTCCGATGTAATTTCCCAATCAGATGCTGCTAAAAGACGATCTCTTTTAGATCTTAGATCCGCTAAAGCTCTAGCAGGAGCTGCATTAGCCCAAGCCGCTTCTTCATTGTCTCTAGCTGTCTCTTCAGCTGCTGTAAATTGTACTCTGTTACCATTTATATTATGATATCTTGGCATAGTTTTCTCCTTTGGTGTTATGTATCATTATTATAGAATTCCGTAAAGGCAAATATCTCCAGCATCTATGTTGCCACTATCCATTTTAAATTGAACAGCATCTATAGCTGCAGTTACATTACAATATCCTGCTACATACCAATTTGAAGTATAGTTATTATATCTATATCCTTGAAAGTTAGAGATAAAATGCTTAACAAAAGTTGTTGATGATGGATTGAATAAATGTAAATACCCACTGCAAGATTGATCGTTGTCAGCACCTAATCCTTCAAATAGATATTGATCTCCTGTTCCATTTGCTAAATCATAATCTCCAACATAACCTAATTGAGTATTACTACCTCCTTCATTATAACCACTCCTAAAAGCTGTGGTAGTTTTAGGTGCATCATAATCTGTTCCACCATCTCTAAAATTTACCATTAAACTTTTATTATCTGTAGATGGATGAATATTTTTAAAAGTAAATAAGTATTCCTTGTAGGTATTATCCAAGACAACTGAACTTGCACCATCAACAAAAGATAAGGTAGAAGAAGATGATGCTGTTAGCTTTTTAATAAACACCATGTTACCACCAACAGCTGCAACAGATCCAAAAGTCGTAGCTGCTCTAGCTCCTCGGTCATTTACTGTAATTAATCCTGAAGTAGGTAATGTCATTATGAGTCCTTTATTCCATACATTTTAAAAGTGCCAGCGTCTATGTTACCGCTATCCATTTTAAATTGTACTCTGGTAAGAGCTGTTGTTGTGTTAAAGTATCCAGCACTATATCTAACTTCTGAATATGGTGGAGATCCATTTGTCATACCTTGAACAGTTGCTAAAAAATGCTTAACAAAAGTTGATGACGATGGCGAAAAAAGCCAAAGTTCACCACTAGCAGATGAATCATTATCATTTATTAAATCAGTTCCTAAATTTTGAAAAGCTGTACCTTGAGCTTGGTCGTATGATCCATCATAGGAAAGAGCATTGTCATCATCTTCTTGTTGATATGCTTTAAATTTAGAACTGGTAACTGTTATATTATAACTTGTGTTAGTTCCTGTATCTACTTGAAAAGCTAATCTAGCACCATTTGTTCCTGGATGAATATTAATAAACTCAAACTTATAAATAGGATAAGTATTATCTAACACAACACTAGATGCCCCATTTACAAAAGACAAAGTACCTGAACTAGAAGCTGTTAAAGTTTTAATATGTACCAGTGCACCTGGATTATTTCCTGTTACTGCTGCAGGAACCGTGGTTAGATTTCTAAGAGATCTATCATTATATTTAACTAATGCCATTATGATTGTTTCGGCCCCACTCCGTACATTTTAATTGTTCCTGATTGTATAGTTCCAGTATCTTGACTAAATTGAATAGCATTAATTGCTGATGTTGTATTAGCATAACCACCTAAAAATAATTCTTGAGAATAAGCAGTAGATACTTGTTGAGTTGTAGCAATAAAATGTTTTACAAATGTTGTTGAAGATGGATTAAATAAAGTTAAAGTGCCTGACATAGCTGTATCATTATCTGCATCTGTATCTCCACCTAATCTTTGAACCCCAGTTCCTTGTGCTAAATCTCCACCAGTGCTATATCCTAGTCCACCTGTACTACCACCACTTTCAGCATGATAACTAGCAAAAAATGTTGTTGTTTTTGCAACATTATAATTAGAGCCACCATCTGCACTTAAATTAAATTGTGGTCTTGATGCTTCAGATGGATGTATATTTATAAACTTAAATAAATAACTATTATAAGTAGAGTTTATACTTGATGTAAAAGATAATGTAGCAGAACTTGATGCTGTTGCTGTTGTAAGCAAAGTCAAATTACCATCAGTCAAGGCTGCCGCTGTAGGCAACGCTGTGATTGCTGTTAGTGCTCTGTTGACTGCAGTTCGGATAGCCATAGGTTACTCCGATGGTTTAGTTGGAAACTCTTTTGCGTTTACTTTTTCTACTGTATCTAACCCAGATGGTAAATCTCTTAATGCTTGTCTATAAGTTTTCCAATCATCGCTCATAGTTACATCTGAGTTAGCCATCCAATCTGTTTCATGTAACAAACTGTTTCTTTTATTTCTTAAATTTTCCAATGCTCTATCTAAAGCACCATTATTCCATTGAGTATCTATATTTTCTAAAGCAGTAATTTCATCTGCCGTTAAATCTATTTTAACTCCATCTATTAATTTGTGTGTATGTGCCATTATGCTACTCCGTATAAAGTAAAAGTTCCACTAAATGTTCCACTAGCTGGTATTATTTTAAAATTGTTAACAGCCGCAGATTGATCTAATGCAAAAGTATGATCTTGTTGAACAAGTTTATTATTTTCGTCAAAATGACAACCATAACATTTAAAAAATTTACCTTTTCCTGTTCCTAATGGATCAAAAATAGTAATTATACTCATACCACCTTCATTATTATTAGTACCTACTCCATAGCCTGTTCCAACTATTCTAACTCTATCATCTCCTGTACCATGACCAGATTTTATTGCATCGGATGATGTATCATCTCTACTATGTTGTCTAATATTTTTATAATTACTTCCTGTTTCATAAGAACTTCCATTATCTGTTGAGGTTTGTATTCCTAAATTTCCACCATCACTTGACAAATCAATAGCTGTACAATGAAGTTGGTAAACTTTATAAGTGGTTGTTAAATATGTACTTGTAAATGTAACAGCTGATGCACTAGATGCTGTTTGACTTTGAAGTTTAACCATAGAACCACTAGCTTTAATTAAACTATAATCAATTCTTTTTAATACTCCTGCATCTGATACTAAAAATTCGTCCGTGTCTGCAGGCTCGTCTGTCAAAGCCGTTTGAGCTGAAATAACATCTGTGTTTAATTTTGCACCTGTAACTGCATTAGCTTGTAAACTTGCAGTTTTTACAGTATCGTCCGACGGATGGCCGAGATCGAGCGTATCACCCAAAATAGTGATGAAGTCGATAGAGTCAGACGATGTTAATGCCGAGGCGAATACAATCGTACTGCCTGAAATAGTATAGGATGATATAGGAGCCTGTAGGATACCATTTAGTGACACTAAGCAGTGTTGGGCTGTTTGTGGAAATATAGCTACACCTCCAACTAATAAGTTGAATGTATCTGTAGCACTTGTCGATATTGCATCACAAGCTTGAAAATTCCCAAGTCTAGGTTGAGCGCCAATGTAGGCCATGTTATATTACTCCTTTTAAATTGTTTATCATATTAATTAATTCCGTACAAGGTTATAGTTCCAGCATCTATGTCGCCAGAGTTCATCTTAAATTGAACTGCATCAATAGCACTTGTTGTATTGCAATATCCAGCACAAAAATTATGTAAGCTATAAGTGCTAATATAATTTTCACTTGTTTGTGCTGTAAAATGTTTGACGAATGTTGTAGAACTAGGATTAAAAAGATGTAAATAGCCAGAACCACTTGCATCATTTGCATTTCCTATTCCTAAACATAAGCGTTGAAAATCAGTTGATTGAGCAAGATCACCATCATAATAAGTAACTGAAGCAGCATCATCAGCTTCTGCATGATATGCTCTAAAAAATGAAGTTGTTTTGGTTACATTATAATTAGAGCCACTATCTGTACTCATATTAATTTGCAATTGTGTTTCATTTGTTTCTGGATGAATATTATTAAAAATAAATAGATACTCTTTATAAGTAGAATCTATTCCAGATGTAAAACTTATGGTAGATGAAGATGATGCTGTTGATTTTGAAATAAATACCATAGCACCACCACTAAAACTTGCTTCAAGATCATCGGCTCCTGAATCAAAACCAATACCTTTACCTGCGACTGGTGTTAAATTTAAACTGTTGAAATTTAATTTTGATAATGCCACTATGAGTCCTTTATTCCGTAAAGTTTTATTGTACCAGAAGCCATATTATTTCCTGAAAGTTTAAACTGAACAGCATCTACAGCACTAGTCGTATTTCCATAACCAGCAGAATAATTATCAAAAGCACGATCAGAATACTCATAAACTGCTGTTCTACTTATAAAATGTTTTACAAAAGTGGTAGAACTAGGATTAAATAAATAAAGTTCACCAGATGTACCTTCATCACTACCACCACCTACATTTATAGATATATCTTTAAAACCTGTTCCTTGTGCTAAATCATGACCAGGCTCATATGTTAATGAAGTATTGCCATCACTTTCTTCATGATAAGCTACAAAAGATGTAGTTGTTTTTGCAACATTGTAATTAGAACCAGTATCTACACTCATATTAAATTGAAATTTATTAGCACCAGCATTTGAAGATGGGTGAATATTATAAAACTTAAATACATAAACAGGATATGTGCTATCTAAAACTACGTCTGAACTTCCATCTACGAATGACAATGTAGAATCCGAACTAGCAGTTAAAGTTTTAATAAGCGTCATGGAACTTGCACCTGCTGTAGAAAACCCATCTCCATCTGAATTAAATGATAACGCTTTACCTGCAACAGGTGTTACATTAAAACTGTTATAATTAAATTTAGATATAGCCATTATAATATTCCATATAGTTTAAATGTTCCTGCATCTATATTACCAGATGCCATTTTAAATCTAACTCTAGTTATAGCTGTTGTTGTGTTAAAATATCCAGCAGTAAAATCATTATAAGTAGCATCGCCATGTTGATATGTATTAAAAGTTGCCAAAAAATGTTTTACAAAAGTTGTATTTGATGGTTCAAAAATATGTAATGTTCCAGCTAAACTTTCATCATTACCATTTCCAACATTTTGAGTAAGAACTTGAAATGAAGTTCCTTGTGCTTGGTCAGAACCTGTTTCATATCCTAAAACAGTGTAATTACCAGCTTCATTTTGACCAGCTTTAAATCTAGTAGTAGTCATCGTTTGATTATAACTCGTATTAGTTCCAGTATCTGTTTGAAACGTAAGAGCTGTATCATTTGTAGCTGGATGAATATCTATGCATTTAATAATATACTCTTTGTAAGTAGAATCTATTCCACTTGTTATATCAATAGTTGCTGAACTAGATGCTGTAGTTGTAGACAATAAAACCATATTACCACCAAGATCCCCTGTCTCAAAACCATTGGCACTAGAATTCCATTTAAGAGCTTTACTAGCTGCGGGTGTAACGTTTATGTTATTAAAGTCGACCTTAGAGAGTGCCATGGGTTAGGCTCCAAATAATGCTGCTATTTCAGCATCTGTTAATGCTTCCCCTGCTTTTAATTTAGCTTTACCTGATGTTTTTGCATTTGCTCTAGCTGTGTCAGCATCTTTTAATTCTTGTATCTTTGCATTAACATCAGCCTCACTTGGCATAGTAGCACCATCTTTAATAATCTTAATGTGTTGATATTGCATACGATCTTCGTTAGGAATTTTATCTCCATTGCTGTCATGTGTTTTCCAACCCCACCAACTGCCACCATTAAATGTCATCAATGCTTTTTGAAAATAATCTTTAGTTTTTTTCATCTTATGTATCTCCTAATCTTATAAAAGTTAACGCTGTGTAATTAACATTTGTATTACCACCATATGTTGCATCTGTTGTTGATGTTCCACTATGGTCAAGATTTAATCTAATATTATTATTAGATGTATTAGTTACATCATATATAGTAGAACAATATAATGACATATGACGATTTTGAGCACCTGAGCTATCATAAGTTTGTGAGAGTGATGATATAGAACTTCCATTAGTCGAACCCATAATTTGAATACCACAATATGCAAGAGCACCATCATAAGTTTCATCTACATAACTTTGTGCAGAAACAAAATATATTCCTGTACTTGGAAATGTAAATACTCCTGAAGATTCAGACATACCTGAGCCAATGTATGATGAAATCTTATCATTCCTTTCCCAATTTGCAGTTACTGTACCTGTATCAGCAATATCAGCAGTTATTCTCCAGTTATCTGCCATTGTAATTCCACCACCTTTAATTAAACTATAATCAATTCTTTTTAATACTCCTGCGTCAGAAACTAAAAACTCATCTGTGTCTGCTGGTTCAGCAGCTAATGCAGTTTGTGCGGATATAACATCCGTATTTAATTTTGCACCAGTTACTGCGTTTGCAGAAACCATGGCAGCTGTAATACTATTAGTTGCAGGTACAGTTGATTGAATAGCTCTACCTAAAAAAATACAGTACATCACATCTGTCGAAGCTGTGTTTGCTGATAGCGTTAGGGCAGTACCCGATGCAGTATATGCTTTACCAGATCCAGGATGTTGTCTAACGTTATTTATAAATAATGCAATTTCGTTTTCATTACTAACTGCATGAGACAGAGTATAAGAAGACGTTGCTGACGTAGAAAAATTCTGTGTAGCGAATGTAACGAA